CCGTCCTGAGTGTGCTATCGAACTAGTAGCGTAACGCTCTTCTCTCGGTGTTGGGGAGGTCTGTGATTCGTTCCGCTCCCCTCCACTGATTATTTTATTTATGTATAGCTATGGCACTGACGACTAAATTAGAAGCTGTTAACACGATGATTAGCGTCATCGGAGAAGCACCCGTTAATACGATAACAGGACAGACAAGCCTACCGATCACAGCTATACAAGCCTTATCTACATTGGATGAAACAAGCAGAGCTGTACAGTCGGAAGGATGGCACTGCAACACAGAACACGAATACGAACTTACTCCAGACAGCGTTACAAGTAAGATCACACTTCCGAAAAACACTTTGAAGTTCGACCTTGATCCATTGTTATATACGGACAGCGACCCTGTACAACGTGGATTGAAACTATACGACAGAAAGAACCACACAGAGTTGTGGACGAAGAGCGTAAAAGGAACTATCACTTTTGAATTAGAGTTTGAAGATTTGCCTGAGCAGATCAGATATTATGTAACGGTCAAAGCAGCTCGTATCTTTGCTAATCGTTTTATTGGTAATCGTGAGATTGAAGGATTTACATTACGAGAAGAAGTAGAAGCGAAAGCTCGTGCTATTGATAGTGACTCTGAGAATGCAGACAGAACTATCTTTGACCACTACAGCGTACTTAGAGTATTAGATAGATAGACGATATGCCTCTGGTAGTAACAAGCGTACCGAACCTCGCACAAGGGGTATCACAGCAACCAGACAACCTTCGTTATCCCGGTCAATGTGACGAACAGATTAATGCTTGGTCCACTGTCGTTGAGGGTTTGACAAAGCGTCCGAATACGAGATGGGTAAATCAATTTAACAGCAGTATACCTACAGGAGCATCTGATCTATTCACACACTTCGTAAAGAGAGATGAAGATAATAAGTATTGCGTACAGGTATCGCTGGGTGGAGGTACTCCTACTGTTGGTGTTATCGATCTTGAAGACGGTACGAATGTATCAGTAGCTACTACATCTATCGCACAGAGTTATTTAAGTGGTATAACAGACCCACTCAAAGACTTACGAGCACTGACAGTAGCTGACTATACATTCCTTGTTAATAAGAAGAAGACAGTAGAAAAAGATACAACTGATATTAGTAATCCACCTAACGACGAAGCTATTATATTTGTTAAGTTAGGGGACTACGAGAAGGCTTACAGTATCTATATTGATGACGGTTTAGTACAAGGCGTTCCGCACAACACTAGCGGTAGTCCATATACTGAAGCACATCACGACCCTAGTAGTATTACTGATCTACAGGATGCCACTTATTTCAGTGGTCCTAGCTCTGGAGGTCACGCAGGTAAACACGCAGATACTGAATACATAGCTAAAGATTTAAAATCTATTTTAGATTCAGAATTTGACGGCACACTGATCGGTATAGATTCTGTTAATATACAAGCAGGTAATGTAGGAACTGGATATGGATTATTTAGCACCGTGCAGCTAGATACTTCTTACAGTGGTTATAAGGTAGAGGTAGAGATAAGTCAAAGTGGTGTTGCGTCAACAGCTCTAGGAAATTGTACTGTGAACAGCAGTGGTGAATTAACATCTGTTGACATAGTAAGAAAAGGTAACGATTTTAATCCTTCTAATCCTTTCGTTTTTACAATTACTGAGTACCTTTGGAATCCCAACTATAAGAAATGGAATCCAGTAATAAATTTTTTCGCACCTCGTGTGCCTCCTACATTTGATACACCTGTAACTTCTGCTAGACCAGCTTTGACTATAACAAGGAACGGTAGTGTTATTCGTTTAAGAAGTAGTGACGGTCCTTTTAAAATAAAAGTAGAGGACGGTCTATCAAACCAAGGATTAGGATTAGCTTATCAAGAAGTAGCTAGTATCACTGACTTACCTAAATCTTGTTTTAATAACTTCTCTGTAAAGGTAATAGGTGACGCAGATATAGACCAAGATGATTACTTTGTTAGGTTTACCACTAAAGATAAGTCAGAGTTTGGAGAAGGCAGTTGGGTAGAGACTGTTGGTTGGACAAGAGATGAAACAGAGACTGGTCCTTTAACTGGTATAGAAACAGCTCTTGATAAAGAAACTATGCCTATTACTCTTGTTCCTGTATTAAACAGCAGCGGGAATGTTACTTCTTTTAAGTTACAATCACCGGAAGAAGACTTAAATCCTACACCACCAGCAATAAGCGGTTGGAGAGGTAGAGCAGCAGGTAACGACGACACCAACCCATTCCCATCTTTCGTAGGTAAAACAATCAACGATGTGTTCTTCTTTAAGAACCGTTTAGGATTCCTAACAGACAATGCTGTTATCTTTAGTGAAGCAGACGAGTACTATAACTTCTTCCGTACTACCACACAGCAGCTGTTAGACAGTGCACCAATAGACGTAGGACTAAGCCATACAAAGGTAGCTGTTCTTCAACACGCTTTACCGTTCCAAGAGAAGCTGATGTTATTCAGTGATAACTCGCAGTTTGTACTTAGAGGGGCAGATGTGTTATCATCTAAGACTGTAGCTATATCTCCGGTTACTGAGTACGATATATCAGACGGCATCGCTCCGCTTGCACTTGGTCCTTATATCTACTTCCCATTTAATCGTGGACAGTACGAAGGGATGTTTGAGTACTTTGTTGATAACAACACAGAAGTATTTGAAGCAGAAGAGATAACATCACAAGTACCTAAGTACATACCGACTCGTATTAAAAGGATGGCTGGATCAGCTTCTGAGTCGATGGTGTTGTTACAAACCAATACAGATCAAAAGACATTGTTTGTCTATAAGTACTTCTGGAGCGGTAAGGAGAAGATTCAGAGTGCTTGGCAGAAGTGGGAGTTTGACGATAATGTTACAGGCTTTGACTTTATAGACAGTACTTTATACTTGATACTTGATGGTAAGCAGTTGGTGGAGATGCCAGTTGAGAATGCTCTGACAGATACAGGTTTGGACTATACATTGTTATTAGATAACAGAGTGGATGGATCAGTGGCTACTATTAGCTACAACGATCAAACCAACAGAACTACTATATCTAACCTACCCGCTGGATACGGAGCTACAGTTGATAATATCACGGTGTTCACAAAGGGCGGGTCAGAAAGAGATGTTAAATCAGCAAGCGGTACATCTGTAGAGATCGAAGGATTCCTAGCTAGTTATGTTAAACACAGCGGCACGATCTATAAATGCGTAGATACCCACACCTCCTCATCATCTGATACACCAGGAGTAAGTGCTAAATGGCAAGTGTCTACAGACTTACCTAACGCTCCTACTTGGTCTGATGCTGGTATCTTGTATAACGATGAGAACTACTTCTTCGTAGGCAAGCCGTACGATATGTTGTACAGGTTCTCTAATCAAGCACTTAAGCAACCAACAGAAAGAGGAGGACGCAGTGCTTCTGATTACACCTATCAAACCATCCGTAACGCTAGTATAGAGTACGCAGATACCGGACACTTCACTGTAGAAGTTACTCCAAGATTCAGAGATAAGTACACTTATGTATACAACCCAGCTTTGTTATCTTCTATATCTACTCTTGATCGGTTTACCCCGGAGAGTGGACACTTTAGGTTTGGTGTTCAATGCCGCCCAGAAGAAGCAACGATTGAAGTAAAGAGCAGTTCTGCCTTGCCAGTTAAGTTATTAGCTGCAGAGTTTGAATCTATGGTAGCATCGAGAAGTAGAAGATATGGAGCTTAGGATAGATGAAGCACACCCTGATATGGATGCAGTTGATCTGTATGAAGACCTGCGGGAGGAAGACATGTTAGAGATACTCGGACTTATGCACCACCCACGAGACGCTGTTATGTTTTCTTACGCTACATCCAGCAAGTGCTACAGTGTAAAGGATGAGATGAATAACTTGTACTGTTCATTTGGTGTATCTTCTATCAACGGTACGAATATCGGAAGTGCTTGGTTATTAGGTACTAGAAGATTACCAA